TTCGTGCTATTCGTTTTGGTGATCAAGATCCAATGCTTCATTTATTCAAAGCAGCAGGGTATAAGATTGAAAATGACCTTGTATCAGCAAACACCTCAGTAGTATATTTTCCAGTAGCATCAGGACACAAGCGTTCTGAAAAGCAAGTTAGCCTATTTGAAAAGATTGGTTTGGCTGCAACTGCTCAGAAATACTGGTCAGATAATGGTGTTTCTGTAACTTTGTCATTTGACAAGGAAGAAGAAACAAAGTTTATTGCTCCAGCCCTTAATATGTACGAGGGACAATTAAAGGCAGTTTCATTTCTTCCAATGGGAAATAAAACATATCCTCAGCAACCATATACAGAAATTACAAGAGAAGAATACAACGCATATGTAGGCAAGATTGGCAAAATTGACTGGTCTGCTATTTATGATGGCGTAGAAAATCTTGAGGCTGCTGGAGAATCTTATTGTTCAACAGATGCATGCGAGATTAAGTTTTATTGACGCTTAGCCTGCTATAATAGTCTGATAGGAGAACAATGTCTAATCCATCAAACTTATATGCAGAAAAGGTATTTGCAGAGCACCCTTTGTCTTTGTGGTCATTAGACGATAAGGTTGATTATGTAAGTCTAATAACTGAAGCCCAAAGAAACATAGGGTTAATTTGGGACGGCACAGGAGGAGGATCATCTCCTGTATCAACTCCTGTTAATGAACCTTTTCCAGATAGTTGGACAACAATTCTGTATGGAGATCCTCCAACAGTTGACGGAGAAGAATTAATTGCCTGGAGTCCAGATCTTAAAAATTTTACAGACTTGAATAAAGACCTCGGAACGGTTTGTGTTGGAACATATTTTTATGTAGACAGTGTATACATTAAAACAATATCTATAGGAATAGAATACACAGATACAACATCTTTAGAAGTTATTAGAAAAATTAAAACATTTGATGATCCCGTCTATGCAACATGGTCTTTAATGTCAGCAACATTTGACATTCCAAATGAAAATGTAAACTTTCGTCTTTTTGTTAAATTTAGCAAACTTACTGGTGGAGCAAATACTGATGATTATCAGATTTTATTTAATGGACTTACTGTTGGACAATGGTCTGAAGAGTTTAATGCAACATCTTTAGGAATTACACTTGATCAAGTTCCAACTACAATTTCTATTCCTTCAACAAAAGGAAAGGCAACGTCTTCGTACGGAGTTGATGGAGACTATGCATATTATTTATCTTCAGAAGGAACTTTATGTGCAAAAAATTCTGCTTTTCCTCTTGTTTTTGGATCATCAAACTCAACAGTATTAAGTCCAGGACTTGACGGTGCACCTTCTTTAATAATTCCAGGAAAAGGATTTTTAAATAGTACTGGAAAATATAAAGATTATACTATTGAGTTTTGGACTAGAATTAGTTCTGATTCTCCTACACCTAAAAAGATTTTTGGACCTATTGCAAGCGCTGACGGAATTTATGTAGAAGGTGGTTTTATAACAGTTGTTGTAGGAGATAATTTTGCTTCTCATTTTGTTGGCGAATGGTTTAGGCCTATGCTAGTAGACTTTAAAGTAATTAGAGATTCTGCATCATTATTAATAAACGGAGAAGAAGTTATATCTTTGTCCTATAAAACAGAAGACTTAACTTTACCAGAAGAATACGATAACACTGGCAAAAATCAAGACTGGCTTGCATTTTATTCATTTGATGATGTTACACCAATACATGTAGATTGTTTTGGAATATATCCATATTCTGTTTCAACTATTGTTGCAAAACGCAGATGGGTTTATGGTCAAGGAGTTGGATCTCAAGAAAATATTAATTCAGCATATGGAGGTACATCTGCATTTGTTGACTATACTCTTGCAGACTACACAGCAAATTATAATTATCCAGATTATGCTGAGTGGCAACAAGGAACATTTGACAATCTTTCCACAACAACAAGTTCAATAACTACCCCAGATTATAGTCTTCCAGAAATATTTTTAGAGTCAAAAACACTTAAAAATTTATACGATGATAACTATCTTATTCAGTCAGAAGATAATAAATTTTTTACTTTTAGACCAGACGAAACATGGAATGACAAAAACTGCTACCTTAATTTTTCAAGTTTTAATATTTTAACAGATGAACTTCATACTCTTTATGGAATATTTAAAGTTCTTGATTCAGATAGTTCAAATCAAATTTTATTTAAAATTTATAATTCACTTACAGGAAATTATTTTGTTATATCTAAAACAGCATCCGATATAAAATATTACCTTTATTTTAATGGAGAAGAACAAGAATTTTACTCTGAGGATAGTTTTGCAGTAGATCAAACTTTTTGTGTTGGCATTCAAATTAATAAACTTGTTAATTATTTTGGTGGGGATATTGCTGCATTTTTTGGCAATCAAAATGGTTTAAAAATATATGTTGGTGGAGATGAATTAGGAAACACATTTACTGGAAATATTTATTCAGTTGGGTTTTCAACAAACTACAATGCTGAGTTTATTTCAGATCATTTTTCTGAAAACGGAATTGCAATTTTTAATGACTCAACTGAAATGTTAGCCCACACAGCAAGTTATACAATTCTTCCTCTTCAACAATATGATAAGTTTTTTCTAGATATAGGTGTTTCTGGGTACTGGGAAGACTACATTCCTCTATCTTATTTTGCACAGTATGTAAAAGATACTTCGGGAGAAGAGTTCTATGACATTGATTTTCTTCAGTTTAATATAGGATATCCATCACCATCTAAACTAACAGAAAGAGAAACAATATCTTCTTGGACATATGAAGATTTATATCTTCAATATCAAAATCCAACACAATTAACTTACTCACACTTAGATGATGTTCTAACTACTGGATGGGCAAACTATGAAGATCTTTTCCAAAAATCTGTAAAATACTATGACTATGATACAGAAAATGCAAATATTCAAAGTCATATAACTTTTCAGTATATAGAAAATGGTTCTAACCTATTAGACAATAATTTTGTAAACAGTGTTAATGCAGATCAATCAAGAATTATTAACGTTGACGAGTACCCAGACTGGGCAACAACAAAGTTTCAAGTTGTTGATAATACAATTATATATCCAAGCAAAAGTATTGATTTTAACGAGTTAGCAATTGTTTTACATTTAAATCTTAATGTTCGTGGAATATTAAGTAAGCAATTAAAACTTAAAAAAGTTCAGTTTGCATCACAAGTATTTAATGACAACTCATTTAACCCAGTAGGAACTAGGTTTGGAATTAATCTTTTCCCATATAAAAAATCTGGAATATATTATGACTATAAGTCAAAAAATCCATTTAGCATATATAAAGACAATACCCCATACCTTTACATGACAAGAAATTCTGGAATTGAAGTTCGTGGTGATTCATTTTATGATCGTGGTATATCAATGCCAATCAATGAAAGCAAGGCTTCTTCTTACAGGGTTGGCGCTCTTCAACTTTGGACAAGATATGATGGAGACAAGTTTTCAACACAGCCAGTAAAGATTTTTGAGGTAGACTATAAAACAAATGCAATAGAATTTTATATGGTTGCAGATAGTGGCTATGCTAAACGTGCTAGAATATTTGCAAAAGATAAAAACACTGGACAAGATTTTACGGGCCTTTCTTATTACGTAAATGGGCTTCTTGTACGTGAACCAGTTATTACACGAAAAGAATGGACAGTTCTTGGGGTTGGTTTTGCCTCTGACGTTGTTTTTGATTCTAAACTTGGTAATTTAAACCTAAGTGGTCCAATGATTTTTAATAATATAACATACTATCAGTCTAATAACCTTCAGCAAATTCAGGCTAACCTGACAAGACCATGGATAAAGGTTAAAACTAGTGGCGTAACAAACTATGACTGGCAATACTGGGAGAACAATTTTTCATGGAATGGAATGCTGGTTTTAGGCACATTTGATGTTTATGGAGTAAATCCTGGAGATGTTTATAGAGCATATCTTGGTACAAATAAAACCATTTTTGATGATTCCCATGGATTATCTGTTAATCCAGACAAGATTAATATATACAGTACCCTTGGATGGTCAACAAACACAACCTCTCCAGTCTAATATGGTATACTGATGGTTATGGATTCTTTAATCAACCCTGAAACTGGCGAACCAATCGTCAAAAATGTACGCAGACAAGTTATTGAAAAGAAGTATAACTGGGGTCTGTACGTGTACAAGAAATCAACTGGTAAGTGGTTTACTGACGGTGAAGGCAATGTGCTCAATATTGAGTCAATGCGTAATGATCTAGCAAAGATTGCCGAACTAAAGGCAGCCGCAAAACACTATGGCGACGAAGGTGACGGGGAAGCAATCTTTGTTCCTGGACTTACTCGCATTACAGATGAAGAGCATTCAGAGCAAATGGATCGTATGAAGGCTGGACTTATCCCTTCAATGAACGATCTTGGTGCATGGCATGCAGCCCAGCAAACTCTTAACAAAGCAGGCAAGGAATCATTTGATGAGTAATAGCGATTATTTAGAGGCCAGACTTGGCACAACAGAAAAACCAGAAAGCCAGTTTAAAAACAGTGACCCATTTAATAAGTCATGGGATGAATTAAAATCTTTAGTGGGACTTGAAGATAATGTTAAGCGTCGTATTACAAGACAAGTAAACAAAGCAATGACACAAGAAGGCTATCTTGCAACTAATGCAAACATTGATCTTCTTAGCACTCCTTATCTTGATTCGGCAAATGCAGATCCAAAAGGAAGACAAGATTCTGGTTCAAAGGCAATTAATCCTGGGCTAGTTTACCGAAATGGATATGGACTTTTTGATGTAATCACTCCACCATACAACATGTATGAACTTGCTAATTTTTATGATACATCTTTTGCTAACCATGCAGCAATTGATGCAAAGGTAGAAAATGTTGTTGGCCTTGGTTATCGTTTTGATGTAACAGACCGTACAATGATGAGCCTTGAAAATAATGCAGACAAAGGTGCAACTGATCGTGCAAGAAATCGTATTGAAAGAGCAAAACTAGAACTTCGTGATTGGCTTGAATCATTAAACGATGACGACAGTTTTACACGCACAATGGAAAAGATTTATACTGACCTGCAAGCAACAGGTAACGGCTACATGGAAGTTGGCAGAACAGTAAGTGGTGAGATTGGGTATGTTGGTCATATTCCATCTACAACTATGCGTGTTCGTCGTATCCGTGATGGACACGTTCAAATCATTGGGCCAAAGGTTGTTTATTTCCGTAATTTTGGTGCTACAAATATTAATCCACTAACAGCAGATCCACGTCCAAATGAGATTATTCACTTCAAGGATTATTCACCATTA